CCTACGGCCACCGACCCGACGAAGATATCGGCCATAACGTTCTCCTGCCAGTTATCTCGTCCATCCTGGCCTGCGCCTGCGCGGCTGTAAGCCCGCGCAGCCTAGGGTCTAGCCGTCGTGCCGCGGCCAGGCTGAGCGTGCGCCTGCGACGGCCACGTCGCGCTCCAGGCCGTTGCACGGGGCTAGGCTTAGGCAGTGCCGACTTGGAGTGTGCCGAGGCATACATCCAGCTCAGCATCCGGACGTCATCTACCATCATGGCCATCAGCGTTTCCTGCATGCTCCACGGAACCCCGGACAGATCCGGCCTTGCTGCCGCAAGCTCGTCATCCGAATGGGAATTCCTGATCGCGGTATTCAGCGCGCTCTCTGACGGAAGCCTTTCGGCAAGAACCAGAAGCTTTCTCCAACCGAGCCTGCTGCCTGGCCTGAAGAAATCAATTAGGTCAAGGCCGTAGTACCGATGGAGGTCGGCTTCTATTTCCTCCGCGTACGATTCCGTGAGCCAGAGAACCTGGTTGATTTTCCCTGGTTCAACCTGGCCTTCCTGGCGCACTGCGTGAATATCGCCTCGATCTGGAAGTTTCGCAGGTCAGCGTCCAGCCAGACCTTGTACTCGTCATCATCTTCAATGACGGTACGTGCCCATTCCTCCCAGCGACCGTTGGACGCATCGCGCATTGCCGAGGAAGACCAGTCATTGGCGTGCTGAACGTGAATCACCCTGCCGTCAATTCTGACGGTTGTCGGATTGCCGACGGCCTCATCACGCAGTGCTGGCGTAATGAGATCAAGGTCTAGGTCTACGTCTTCTTCATCCTCGCGGATTGGTGTCGGGTCCTCGCTCATGAGAAGTAGTCCACCATGCTCTTGCCGTAATTGATGAGCCGCTTTGCGACCCCCGTTTCGGCCGGATCAGTACCGTCGTCGATGGTGCCCGGATAGAGCGTCCAGGTTAGCTGCATGGCTTCGACATCGGCTTGCTGCACCTGGTCGTTGCCGCGGGCTGTCACCTTGGCGAACGGGGCATACAGCCGCATTGCCTTGTCTCCGTCGATACTGTCGAAGAGAAGCGAATAGCGATTGTCCGCCGGAGGATCCGGGATGACGTAGCTGGCCACGTTCGGCGGCGTCACGCTGGGCTTGAGCGGCGACGACGACAGCGGGAAGATCGGCACGTCGTCGTACAGCGAGCGCACGTACGGATTCATTGCCTCCAGCAATGTCGCCTGAACCGTCTTGCTGCCGCCAGTGAGAATACTGCGAATAGGCGTGAGCACGCCTGCCGCAGGAATGTCCTTGATGGTCTCGTCCAGCTTGAAGATGTAGCCGGAAGTCTCCACCCATCCGAGGCAGGCGTAGTTCGCTCCGACGATTGTATCCACATCTTCGAAACCGACCGGCGCACCGACGTTCGGCATGCCGACCCAGACGATCACATCTCCGGCTGCGTAGAGATTGGTATTGTCCTTCATCGGGACTGGTGTGGTCACTTTCCCTCCTACGGGTGAATCTGGATTTCGTATGTTGCGCCATATCTCACAAGATCTGGATTTGCCTCCGGTAGTGATCTAGGTCCGGCTATGGTCACTGCGTGCTGTATCACCCCATTCGCCACGACCTTTCCCATAAGAGAAAGAACGTCACTCTGTATGCTCCGCGCAGCCACGGAAATGTTTCCTGCTTCTGACGCAGGACCGAATACATCTATATCAACAATAGGACGATCAACATGGATATCCCGCGGCGCACCAGCAATACGATGCACCCGAGCGACGACGGTCGACACATTCGCGGGCATGACCGTAACGAACCTGATGTCCGGATTCAATGGAACAAGCGCATACAGCAGAGCAGACTCCACATCAGGGAATACAGGAACGGTCACAGTATCCTCCGGAATGCAGCATTGGCCAGCGTATGATACGGCTCCCGACCATGATGTCCGTACTCAACGAAGATGGCTTCCGGGGCATTGTTGTACACGATCGCTTCCGCCCGGTCATGCGTGGCTCCGCCGTGTCTATGCGACTTCACGTGGAAGCTGGCCTTATAGCGGCCAGGATGCGCGTCATGCTCTCCTACCGGCGCAGTAGCAACGGCTATCGCCTCAATTCCTCGAGCGAAGACGAGCACCGTCCCCTCCATGAAATCAGCATTCAGCATCTCGCCTATTCCGCGATGGTCTGGGTGATATGTGACGGTCATACCGTTGCTCCTGTAATAAGAGAAGCCCTGACCTGAATTGGCGAGGTATGCCCCGAGAATGGCGAGCGCCATTGCTGCGGAATACCCTCTATCTCGTACCTGACGCCATTGATCACCAGCGCATCAAGCACGCTGACTTCCGTGCCATAGGGCATGAATACCGTAATGCTCGTACTGACCTGATCCGTGAATTGCGTGTCCTCGCTGGAGCCCGCAGGCTGCACGACGCAGCCTGGCACAGGAACAGGAACGTCAATGTACGTGTCATTACCGAACTCATCTGGCTCAGCCAGCGTGCGGCGCGAGAGCGTGATCGTCTGCGCATACGGGAAAGGATGGGTGGGTACTCCGCCCTGATTTATCTCGCCGCTCATATCCTCACCGCAATCGTTCCCTGCTTGCGCCGGAAATCTGAAAGGGCTGTCGCCATGCCCGCGTCCATCAGCGCGGCATTCAGCCCCGCTCCCGAGGTGCGGCGCATAGAATATGAGTACGCACCGACAGACTCGCTAGCCAGCGTTGCAGACATGGTAGGCGTGGATAGCTCGCTGATGATGGCCGTGCACAGCACGGTAACGGCTTCGTTCGGAGGATTGGCATATCCGTAAGAATAAACGACCTCGTAGGAATCAGAGTACCATGCTGTCTCAGACCACATATCCGGCAGATTGATAACCCCGGATTCATGCGGCGACGGAATGGTGATCTTGTCTATCCCGTCGAACACATACCAGGAGATGCCGAGGTTACCGAGGAGGGCCGGATTGCCGGATTGCCATGTTACGGAACTCACCGACCATACCGGCCGATTGCTCAGCCGGATTTCACCGGCGTCAGCAACATAGACCTCAGTCGCGCCTTCCTCGAAAACGAAGTCCTGCCGACAGTAACGCCGGATAATGGTGCTGCCATCTCGGAGGAGCGCGTCAATGCGCGCTGCCTCCACTTGATTGAGATTACGACCTAGCCGGTCCACGACATCATCTGGCGTAGCCAAGGTCGGTAGCTGCTCGCCGATTCTCATGGAATCCCTTTCCCGGCCAGGTCGTAATCAGCCCTCGCTCCGCTAGTTCCTGCGGGGCTGCCGCTCCTTCTCCGGCTCAGTCTCGCGTGCACGGGCACTGCGCGCTCGGCTGAGGGACTTCCGGCCCTCCTCCTCGGACTTGACCGCGGCTTCCGCGGCTGCTTCCTGGGCACGCTGGACGTCCGTCTCCGTCTCGTTCTCCAGATCTGCCTCTGACGCCGTGCCCTCGACCATGAAGCTGCCAGTGTACGGATACGGCGGAGCCTGGACGACGTTGAGCGCGGAAATGGCCGGAGGCGTAGCACCGACGGGCAGAATGGCCGCGAACGGCCAGCGCTGCGTGATGGTGTCCCCAGGTCGCATGACCGTCACCGGATTCACGGTGGCATAGGCCAGCCGCATTGTCATGCGCATAGCGACGGCGTCCTGCTGCATCAGGTTCAGGATGACCTTGCCAGCATCGTCGGAAACGACACCTTCGGTGAACATCTTGAAGCTGATGTCGTTGCGGATTCCGATGATGGACTTGTCGAAATCCCCGGCGAGGATGACAGCGCCGGACGCGCCGGAAACCCACGAGCCATTCTTGATCTCGGCCAGGTCATAGCCGTAGAGGCTTCCGCCTGGACCAGCCTGGAGATTTGGCTGGTAAATCGGATTGCCCTGCGCATTGCGCATTCCGACAAGCTGCCAGCTCATTCCGGGCTGCGCCGCGAATCCGTCGACGGTATAGCCGCTCTGGGCCATCATGATGCCCAGATTAGAAACGTCCTGGGCGAGGTCCACGCCTGTTCCCTGCACGATGACGTGACCGGACTTGCCGGCTCCGGGGAATACAGCTTCGCCCCATGTCGTCGGCTTGTTGAGTCCCCAGAGGACGGCCGAGTCAATGAGCCCGCCGACGGCCTCCGTGATTCGGGGACGTACCTGATCCCACAGCGGCACGTCCGCGTCGTCCAGGTACGCCTCGGGAATGGGCACGATGCAGGCGATTTCCTCGACCACCATGACGACGTTCTTCCACTGCTGCATGGTTGTCTGCTTCATGCCCGTGTCGCCGCCGACCCAGTAGGCCATCGGCAGAACGTCCAGGACCGGCATGCGCTGGGTCTTGGACGACAGGGTTGTCTTGTTCATGAGAGAAAGCGCGGCCGACGCAGTCGGTGCCTCTTCGATGATAGAGGCAGCCAGAGGCTCAGGAACGAGCGGATCAGAGCCCGACGTGGTACGGCCGACGTGCGTGCTGTACGTAGACACGGTCGGTGAGGTCCTTTCTTGCTAGCGATCTTCGAGAAGCTGCCGGAACCACTGATCCGGAGTCGTCGGCGTGTCGCCTTGGCTCGGAGCTGATCCTGGACGCATTGATTCGACCGGACGTGCGCCCGTAACAGGCTGGCCGTTTCGGCCAGCGGTACCCATTCCGTTATTCGCCACGATTTCGTTGACGCGGGCTTCCACCGCTTCGTCAATCACGCGAGCGAACCTTTCCGCTCTCTCACTGATCTCGTCTTCCGTTCCGGATCCGAGATCTTCGATGAGATCTACAGGCAGGTTATGCGCTGCCGCGGCCATCACGCGATTGTGCATGGACGTCGCGGTCATCGCCCTTTCTTCCGCATCTGCCTGCGCGGCCAGAGCCTTTTCCAGCTCAGACATGTTCTTCTGCTCGATCTCCTTCAGCTTTGCGGCTGCCGAAGAGTTCTCCTTTGAGCGCTTCTCCCACTTGCGGGATTCCGTCTTCCACTTCTCCAGCTCTGCGGCTGTATCAGCGTCCTGACCGGTCATTCCATCAAGCAGTTCGGCGGCCTCAGCGTCCTCAGAATCC